AATGTTTTCAGGCTACTGAATGACCAAACAATACTCATTCTTCATCCCATATATCGTTAGGCCAAACTAGCACAGGGGTTTCAATCCCTAAGTAGCCGCCTTCAATGTTGAACTCAATGAACTCCCGAGCTTCCTCGGCATCCATACCATCCCGCATCAGGACTTCTCGTATCTTTTCGGCGTCGTAAACCAATACGGATACTTGCGTACTCTCACGCCAAATGCTTGCGGGCCCAATGATCGCTTCGTCGTAGCCGTCGTATTTAATCATCGCTTCATACCTCGTACGTATGCCGCAAACGATGCTGACGTATCACCAAAAGCTTTCATAGTATCAAACTCCTTGGCTACTTCTTCTAGCGTTCGGTTACGCATTTCGCGTTCGTAGTTGTATTCTTTGTCCATAGCCTTGCTCCTCGAAGAAACATAGTCCTGAATGTCGTCGTCATCTTCTTTCATCTCGGTGCATCCTCATGGTTATCGGGGTTGAATTTAGGGGCTCGGTTGCCCTTGTCCTTGGGGTTTGGAAATGGGGGGAAAGGCCAAGTCATTGGTCGCCCCCATCAAAAGTTCGTATGCCCCTAGAAGGTCTTTGCTTTCGTATACGACTGCTTAAAGTTCCGGACTCTTTGGTTTCTGCGGTGTACATTTCTTCCAACAGATTAATCCAATCATCAAGCAAATTTAACTGTAGGCTACTGCCCATAAGATAAAACTCAGATGCCATCTTCACATTACCTGTACCCTCACGTATGTTTATAGTGAGGCCACCAACATTCATCCCTTTACGATTACCAAGTTTGCGTAGTTGTGTCATAACTCCCTCGCTTTTAGCATTTCGTCCGCAATTGCGTACGCTTTTTGTGCGGCTTCATGCGGATACAAATCGTAATCCCCAGTTAGAAAACCTTGCAAAGCCCTTGCCGCAAAGTAATCGCGTATGCTGATGCCGAAGTTTCTTTCATCGGGGAACGCTTGGATTTCGGTGCTATCTTTCATGGTTTCTCCTTTAATGTGGTTTCTAATTTATCAAGTGCTTTATCCCAACTGTCGTAGTCGATGCTGTTGCTAAACGAATTAACTACGGCCTTAGCCGCAGACTCAACACGTTCTAGCCTATCTATACGCGCTCGCATCAGCCGGTTCTCAGTTTCTAAGTCGGCAATGTTCAAATCCATTTCTCTTTCTGCATCTGTCATTTGCTTCTCCTTAGCAGTCTCCATAACTCTCTCCGTATCCTGCTTCACAATTCAGGGGTAACTCCATGCCCCAACTGGGTCGGGTACGCATGCACATCTCAACGTATTCCAAAGCGGTTTCAACCTGACCAGTCGGCACAATACAAGCAATCGCATCATGCACAGTCATTACTACGCGGTACTTCTTCGCAACCATAAGCATCTGCTCACCGATCACAATACGGGCTAGGGCTTGGCACACATTCTCAATTACCTTGCCGCCATAGATGCGTGTCGGTATAACTGCTTTGCCCTTCTTGGTGTCGTACACCAGCTCGGACTTCCCTTCCCCATTCTCTATTAGGCGTAGGTTGGGGTAGCGTAGGTAAAGCGTATTAGGCAATAGGATGCCATCACTGCCTTCGATCTTTAAGATACCGCCTCGGCCCAACGTTGTCTGCTGATTCTGAAGTACGGCTTTGAGGGCTGACGCCGCAGACTTCCATAGCTCAGTAATCTTCGGATACGTAGTTCGATATGTGTCGATAATCCGTTTCGCTTCATCCAATTCGATCGTGACATTGAAGTTCTTAAGTTGCGCTTGGAATTTTGCCGCGCCCATCCCGTACCCGCACCCAAGGATAGTGGTCTTGCCAACAAACCTTTCGTCCTTTGTAATCTCCGAAATTTTCTTGCCATAAATAGCCGTTGCCATGATTTTGTATACATCTTCGCCCCGATCAAATGCGTCTACCAAGTCGTTCTGTTCCGCAAGCCATGCGAGCGTACGGGCTTCAATTTGTGATGAGTCTGAATCGATCATCATGTACCCATCCGGGGGAATGATTGCTTTCTTCAGAGGTGAGTTGCGTTGTAGGTTCTGCAAATTAAGTTTGTCATCCCCGCCCCAACGACCAGTGTGTGCCGCGTAGTAGCGTAGGGGTACAGGTAGTGAGCCACGTTCAGCTATGCCAAGAAACCTAGCTGTCCTTGTCTCTTCTATCGTAGACTTAGTGCCCAATCTCGCTGCCACTAAAGTTTGAACCTGTGGGTTTGGATGCTCAAGCAACGCTTTGAACTCTTCGTCTGTTTTAGAGAAAGCATAGGTTTGTTTGCCGTTTGCAGGGCTGACTTTCATTGGTGGTACTACGCCATAGCCTTCCAAAATAATGGCAAACTTTACGTTGCTCATCAAGTCGTCTTTGTCGAAGTTCTCGAGTAGGTCTTCCTTACGTTGCTTCTCACTAAGCAAGTGATCTTTAATAAGCTCTCTGTCTAACTGCAACACAGGCTCGGTAAACATGCGTACAGTCAAATCAATCAGGCGTAACTCAATAGGTGGAAAGCCAGCAGACATTGCGTTAAACAATTCCCACGTAAGAGTAACGTCATTTCTACAGTAGTCGCCATAGCGAGCTAACTGTTCGGGGCTGAAGTCGGCACGATGCAGACCTAATGCGTTCTCAACCTCTGTGCCTTTCTCACCAAGGCCGTAATAGTTTGACAGCACCTTCAAGCTTCCGCCTACGTTAGTGCCATGCAAGGCTCTGCCCATAGATAAAGTATCAAGCCAACCTTTGGGGCTGAGTCCGTAGACCCACTTCAAAATCGCTCCATCGAACGGGGCGTTGTGCGCAAGGGCTAGGGAATTCCCCCAATCGAATCGGGTGAGGAACTGGTGCATGGCTTCGCCATCACCGCTAAACCATTCGGGCTCACCATCGTTGATCTGTACGGCTACGCCAATAGTTTCAAACTGCGGGCTACGAATGTATTCCTCAGTGGTAACTTTTGTTAGGCTGAACTCACGAGAATAATATGTCTCGAAGTCGATCGTCAGGATGTTCATACTACTCTGCCCTGTGTGGGGTAAACATGGGTTGTATACACCGCACTTGGGTCGTTGTACCCTGTGATTATGTTGCTTTGTAGTGCTTGCTGACTGCCCATCATTGATTGGGCTAGGCTTCTTTTATAAGCCGCAGAAATTGCACCATCCTCTATGTCTTCTCGAGTAGTTGGATTGATTGTCTGTTGCATGATTTGGGCGAGCAACTTTTTACGATCCCGCTGCAACTGACATTCTTTCCAGTACTTGCGTATCATCTTGCGCTCTATGTTTGTGTATGGATTGCTAGTGTCGTCGGCAACCTCAACGAGCTTCTTCCAAGCTGAGCCGTAATCAAAGTCCTCGGGGCGTTCCTTCATGCGTGTGAGCATTAGCTGTACTTCGGTAGAGCAACGCTTGAGCATAAACTTTTCAATCAGTTTCATTTTGGTTCCTTCAATAGTTTCATCATGCCTGTGGCAGTCTCTTTGTCTAAGCCTTTGGCTAGGGTTGTGCTATTTTTACGTATGCCGCCGTTGTATTCCCATTTGTAGATACTGTACTTACCATAACTCGACTTCATGTGGTACTCGGTGCGGTTTAGTTCTGCATACGTTTGCCCAAACAACTTATCTAGCGCGGGTAGTAGCTGGTTGACTAACTGTTGTCGGCTTATGGGCATTGCTTTTCCACCCATGCCTTAAAGTACTCTACGTTTGTTTCGTAAATGACCGCAGTCTCGCCACCGGATTCTCGGATAGCTTTGAGATTCTTTTCTTGCAGTGCGGTAGTCCTGCCCTTACCCGCCTTGGCTTCAATCGCTACGAACTTGCCGTTGACGCAACACAGAAAGTCAGGCACACCACTATTGCCGTATCCAGTACCGATAGGCATAGCGTAGTAGATGTTGTGGGCTTTTAAGATAGCCTTGATCTTTGCCTTGACCTTGGCTTCAGGTGTGGTTGCCATTACTTCACCCACTCAATCAGCGTTAAACCTTTATGCTGATACACAGCTAGGACTAATCTGTCGGGTATTGTTTCGCCTTCTTCCCAAGCGTAGCAATGCTCGCACTCAAACTCTATCAGCATGCCATGACGCCTTGGGCTTGGGTTGCTTGTGGTTTCGTCAGTAACTACTACAGTCGATGTGTCAGTGTGTGCTTGAACACACGTAACCTCTGTATTCTTGCCGTCTTCTTTGCGGTTGAAGACTGTGACTGTACCTTGGTGTAGATTGTTAGCCCCGCACTGAGGGCATATCAATATGTTGTCTTCTAACTCTGCGTCTTGATACCTCATGACTAACTCCAATTTGTTTTCGAGTCTTGATTGTATCTGAAGTTTTTACTTTGTCAATAGTACAGACGTAAAAAAGCCACCCGAAGGTGGCTAGTGGTTTCCCTAACAAATGTTAGGACATGGTGCTCAACTCACGTTCCAAGTACCACTTGGCTTTCTCTAAGTCTTGCTTGCGGTTGCCCTTGTGGTCGGCACGTGTCAGATACTTCACTACGTTGCCGATGTTGTAGTTCAACTTCTTAGCTTCGATAAAGTCGATCGTCTCGATTCCACCTACCTTGTAATGAGCAGGGTGATTCACTGCGTCGCCTCGGTCGCCTTCCATGCGCAACTTAGGTCTACTCTCTTCGTAGGCGGCTCTACCCGCTTCGTACGCAAGCTCTGCCATCCGGTTGGGTGTCGTATCCGTAACTGAATCTTCATAAAACGGAATGTCCGACGAACCAAACGCAATCGTCTTCCAGTTAGGTTTGGGTAACGAAAGCGTAGCTTTATTAGTCATAGCTTTTTTCTTCTGCATACCCCCACCCTTCTTTGCTAGCTTAGTTTTATTTTTCATGTTCCACATAACTGTGTATACATACTGACGATCTACGCCCATTTTCTTTGCTATGGTAGTAGCCTTAGTGAACGGATGCTCAGCTATAAACTTTCGGATTTTCTCAGCTTGGGTCATGGGTTTTTCTTCCACTACTTCATTTACTGTTTCATTTGCTAATTCGATCATGATTTATTTCCTGTTTGGTTGTTAACGTACTCAGTAAGAACTTCTCTCATCTTGGCTTGCTTTGTATACGCAAAGTTTGTGTTGAAGTAATCCATCACCTCCTTTGGTAGACGCAAGCTCGTGCAGGATAGCGCGGGCTTCTTACCTAGCCCTCGCCCCTTGCGTTGTTGTTCCGGTTTTAAATACTCAATTCCTGTCGTCATCTTTTAGCCTTTCATAATACTTTTTAGGGAATGGGTCTTTCTTATCCAACAAATTCCTTAACCACTCAGCGCCACCTAAGTGATTAAGAATATGGAATTGCCTATCGCTTAGTCGTATCTGCCTCCCTATAAGGGGCTCAGGCGGCTTTGGTCTTGGCATCTAATAAACTCCTTGAAATTACTCTGTTAGCCCAACATCTAGCACACGACCATCTGTGTGGGGACAATTCAATTCCCCCCTCGGGGGGTTTCAACTCTTCGCACTTGTTGCATAGCTTGTACTTGTGTACAGGTTGCTTGCTTCCAAGCTCAAGTTGTCGGTTTACAAATCCGTTCACTTGTCGATTCCTTTCAGCGTTAACAACATCGTCAATGCTTCGGTCAGCGACTCACCATCCTTCAGCACATACAACTCACTAACCCAGTTGTTTCCATATTGAGGATTGTGTGGCTTGAACGTGCGTATGGTTAACACCTTGCCGTTAATTGCTTCACTGATATAAATTTGTGCGCCTTGCTCGGGGGAGCTTTCTACGTCAGCAGTTCTAGCACCCAACGTAATACCATCGCTATTCAACCAATTTCTAATCCATCTTTTAATGCTCATTCTTCTAATCCTTTCTGAACTAAATCTGCAATCCTGTCTAACATTTGTTCGGGGTGTCCGCCTATGTTGAACACTCGATCAATCTCAATCAACGCTAGGTAATACTCTTCACCTTTGAGCGCATGCTTGAGCCTAGCTTCATCTTGTGGATACGTGAACTCAAGTACGGCTTTCATACGCTGCTCCCTTGGTGATACGGATAAGCAAGCGAGCCTTACGAAATGTTCTACGTATATCTGTTTGCGCAGAGTTAATCCACTTGAACTTGGGGTCGTTACACCCCCGTAGGGGTATAGCCTTTGAGCTATATTTCAACTGTTCCATCTCATACTCCTTCGCTAACATTTGTTAGCTCATCGACCAACAAAACAAATATCTCACTCGTTACCTTGCAACCTACATCGGTGAGATACTGCTCATCTTCTACAAGTTTGAGCATGCCCATCTTCATACGCATATCCAAGGGGAGCGTATTATCATCGTATAGGTCTACCTTGTCACCTATTTTGACTAGATATTTACCCGAGTCTTTGACTACTAGCGCAGTCTTATTGTTACTAAAGTCCTCTTGCACTTTCTCAATAGTCTTCATCTCGGTATCAAGTAACGCTACCTTTTCCATAGACGTAGTAACTTTGTGTTTGAGCGAGGGTATTGCTTCTATCTTTATATACTTCATGAACATATCATGTCCCTTAGTCTCAACCCACGCCAACATCTCATTCTTAACAAGGCTTTGGTGTTGGGTACGCTCACGCTCTTTGTTCCAGCTAGCCCGAGTCACTACACGTTCTGCCGCATCCTTAGCCTTACTGATACGCTCGGATGGGTTCATCTTGCCAAACATCTTCTTCGCCATGAGGATGGCTTTGTCTGCATCCACTGTGCGATATGAGTCCGAGCGTTGTCTGCCCTTACCAATACGATCGTTACAGATAGCGATAACCTTGCCGCGCTGACCCATGTAGCTCAACCCGATAGTGCCTAACAATTCACCATCTAGCTTGACCGAGAACCCCGATGCCACTCGGTTACTTCCAGTACCCAAACCACTGCTATTGATAACGAAAGTCCACAGTGGATTCAATGAAGCCAGTCGGCTAACCACAGGGTCTAGCATGCCGAACACGCCAGTCAACTTCAACCCTTCTTTATCCAAAGACTTCTGCAAGTCTTCACCAATAACTACGTTACTCAAACTCAATGTATTCATAGACATATTCAATTACTCCTAACAAATGTTATAAATTACCACTCGAACTTACCAAGAATAGCATCCACCTTGGACTTAAGATTCTCACGAACCAACGGGCTATCCTTGACCTCTTCAATGTCAGCTCCGAGCATCGCTAGCTCTACTTGCCTACGTGCATCCTCTAACTTGGGATCGTTAGTAACATTTAGTTTTGTCAATAGCTCGCACAACTCCAATGGGTTGCTAATCAATGAGTCGTGATACCGCTTCTTCTCATCGCCTGAGCCTTCCAACTTCTTGGACATACCCAAGAGAACTTCATGCAGTCTCTCCCATGGTGTACGCATTGCTTCGGCCAGCTTCTCCGAATACTGCAACTCGTATGCCGATCTCATCTCCTCTAAGTCATGCGCGGGAATGTCTAAGCGAAAGTCACCAGCCTCGGGCAAAGGCTTCACGCTACGTCTAAAGCTGAACTTAGTCCTAACATTTGTTAGGTCGGGATAGTCCTCTGCCTTATACATAGAACCCAAGTTAACCTTGGCTTCCTCAACCAGTCGCTCGTACTCGTCAAAGAAGTTATCGCACAACATGTTGAACGTACGCTCGTATCCATTCATGGTCTGCTTGTAGTCCATGAACAACTTGGTCGGCAACATGCGCTCACCCTTGTCTGCCCAAGGTAAGGTGTGTTGGTTGTTGTATAGACGTACGCGGGCCGCGAACTTCTCAATGTCTGCTCGTAGGCTTGTACCCGCAAACAGATTCTTCTTGGTCTGTGACGCATCTTTGTGTGCCGATGCGCTCGCATTGACTTGGCTCGTGATTTCACGATCGATCTTTGCGGCAGGCCAAACGCTGATGTTTAACTCTACTAATACTGCTGATGCACTGATACTCATTTCAATTCTCCTCTTTTAAACTGTTTAGCAACTTTGATAAGGTCGCCGTCATACACATAGTCATCCTCGTACGTAGTCCAGTTGGGGTCGAACCAACCTATCAACTCGTTTAACTCTGCGTCTATCTCAATAGCTAGGTCTACAATTTCTTGCGTTACCTCTTCCTCATTGCTAATGGTTGACGCCAACAACTGCGCTCGTTTCAATAGCTCTTCTAACACTGCTGATTCACTAATACTCATTTCATTTCTCCTGTGGTTTACCGGCTAATCTAGCCATTTGATAATGTGTGTCACTAACAATTCTCATCCCAAAGTGGGCTTCATTCGGATACACGTGGTAGGTGTAAGTGCTATCCATTCCTTTCTCTTTGCGCACGTCATCACTCCACCACTTCTCTTCGTATACGTCGGCACTCTCTAAGCACTCGACCAACATCATTGCTTTCTCTTTGCTCATCACTAACTTGCGATAACCTATATCGACTACTACCATCTGATACCTCCTAACATTTGTTATGAACCACCACAATTTAATCCTTGACAAGAATCGTTTTGCCGTTGTCTGCAACACAATCGTTTCCTCCTACGATCGCCCACAGTACAGGCGCAGTCCAATCCCTGCCCCAATCGCTACCAACATACCCATCGGTTAGCATGATGACGCACTCGGGTACGATACGTTTCTCTTTCAGATACTCTGATACACATGAGGGTGACGTACCTCCACCACCTCTAGGCTTAGTAGAGTTGATAATGTCACCAACCATGCTATCGCTGTATTCTTCGTGTGCGGCTACGCGGCTATCCCAATAGATCAAGTCCACTTGGCTCGGCTTAACTTCTTCTGCGATACCCTTAACTTCTGTTAGGAAACCTGACAACTCTTCCTGACCTACTGATCCTGAAGTATCCACAGCGATAACCATGTGCCCAACCTTCTCACCGATCAAGCTAGGCATGTACGTACCCGTAGATAAGAACCTACGATTAACCTTGCGCCATGACGATGTATCTTTTGCGCTACACGTAGACTTCACGAACTCACGCAACATTTCACGCCAGTCAACCTTGGGTTCGAGCAACTCGAGCAAGTCACGATCTAAGTCCCCTGCACCAGTTCCCGCGATTTTCTGATGCGCCATTACACCTTGGCGAATAGCCTGATCGATCTCACGCTCGAGAACCTTCTTCTCCTCCTCGGTCATCTCCTTCGCACCATCCCAATCATGGTCATCGAACCCTTCGCCCTGACCTTGACCTTGGCTCGTACCACCACCGCCTTCGCCTTCTTCACCGCCTCCGCCGCCTCCGCCCTTCTGCTCATCTTTGAGTAGGTCGAACACTTGCTTGGCGTTGAGCCCGCGATACTTCTCGTCAACCAAGCCCATCGGCTTACCCTTCAACTCACCATCCGCCCACTTGGGCATGGCAATGACACGCTCGCTAGGGTCAAGGTCTTTGAGCTTAAGGTTAATCACGTAGTCACAAGCCGCATTTGCCAGCCGGTGATTCTCATCATGGAGTTTCTTCCATGTAGTCAGGTGACGATACGCCTTGTGCAGATTCTCATGGAGTACCACGAAATTCAACTCAGGCTCTTTGAGCATGGCTACGAACTTGCGCCCGTACCTCTCGTCTCGCCCATTGGTGCATGCAGTTGGGATGTTATCCACTACACTCGTACGACCAACCATCAGGATGCCAGACCAAAGGGCAAACCTCGGGTCACGCATCAATGTAATCTTCGCCTTCTGTACTTTACGTTCTTCTAACATTTGTTACCTTTCGTTGTTTAATAATCACACTCAATACTTCTACTTACATACAGTAGAGGGTCTGCGTTGTAGCCACGCCTCTGCTCTACGTCTTCTACCTCCTCTCCTATACGCACAAACTCCCAATTCCATTTACTGCCTTCATCGGCTAACTTCTCGAACTTCTTCAACGCTTGCTCGAACCCCTGCACATCGGGGTATGACTCGTACCACTTCACATCTTGCAAGTCGAACTTAATCCCCTGCAAGTTGTTACTGCCTGTGAACGTAGTCATATACTCGTCACCCCTGCACCACTCAGGTATATGCTCGTCAATGAATAGCTTGATTGACGGATACTCCATTGGGTCGTAGGTGTAGAACACCGCCATAACATTACTTCTGTATCCCATACTTCTCTCCTTCGTTTAATATCTCTGCTACCTTCTCACACACAACCTTGTCGGCATGCTCGAATACAGTAGCCCAATTACCCGTGCCCGTATCACGTACGCAATATCCAAGTATCTGTATCTGAGCCGCACCACTCTTGGTCTTGTCATGCTCAGTCACCCATTGGGTGATGTACCTATACCTTCTTAAGTCTGATGCACTCATGCCGTTTAGTCCTTCTAACATTTGTTAGAGTAGGTCTTGGTTCTTCACAACCCAGTCCTTGAACGCACTGCTTGAGAAAGCGATACTCTGCTTTGCAGGGTTCTTGGCAATGTTGATTGCGAATACGGCTTGCCACTCGGCATCGAACCTACCCAAATACTCCATGAATGGGGCAATGGTGTCCTTCGTAATGCGAGCGATAGCACCGAACACCACAATGGCACATGCGCCCGGACTTGTGGGTACAGTCGTAGTCTTTGGCTCTTTAATCGTGGCTTCCCATGTAGGAAGTTGATCTGAGAACTCAATGTACGCTTGCATATCACGCGCGCCCGATTCACCGATCGCACCAGTCAAAGCGGCAATCACCGAATCAGGGTCGTTCTCTTTGCGAGTCCGGACAATATTCGATGCTGTCTCCAATGAGCGTGGTGATACGAACGCATGCTGAGATTTGC